GAGCTTTAGATGCTAATACAACTGGACATAGCAATACAGCACTTGGAGAAAGTTCTTTAACAGCTAATACGACTGGAGATCGAAATGTTGCTATTGGTCAAAATTGTATGGCATCTAATACTACAGGGAGCGAAAATGTTGCAATAGGAAGAAACGCACTTGATGCTAATACGACCGCATCAGAAAATGTAGCAGTGGGTGATGGTGCTTTAACAGCTTGTACTACAGGTGCAGGTAATGTAGCAATTGGACATAGTGCTGGTGCAGCAATAAATACAGGTCCGGGTAATGTCTGTATAGGAGAAAATGCAGGAGATGGATTAAATGGTGATAATGGTAAATGGAATGTTGCTATAGGTCTTAATGCTTTAAGTGCATCAAGTTCACACTTTCAAAATGTTGCTGTTGGTCAAAATGCTTTAAATGTTAATGCTAATAATTACAATAATGCAGTTGGATCAAATTGTCTTGCTAGTAATACTACAGGAAGTGGTAATAATGGATTTGGGTACTTTACTTTAAATGAATGTGTTGGTGGCGATGATAATACAGCAATGGGAGGTGCTGCTGGTAGATATATTACTTCAGGCGGTGGTAACTCTTGTTTTGGTGCTCAAGCAGGTCAAGATATAACAACAGGAAGCACTAATACTTTTATAGGTAGAAGAACAGGACAAAATGTTACTACTGCTAGTAATAATACAGCTATGGGTGTTGATGCTATGGAAGACGCAACAACAGCAGCAGAAAATACTTGTATAGGAAGTAATGCAGGAGCTAATCTTACATCAGGGTCAAATAATTTATTACTTGGTCAAGCAGCAGGTAAAGCAGGAAGTCCAGGTGGTCAAATAACAAGTGGAAGTAATGTTATTGTTTTAGGTGATGGAAATGTTACAAGTTTTAATTGTGAAGTTGCTTTGTCTGTTGCATCAGATGAAAGAGATAAAACAGATTTTACTGATTTAGATATTGGTTTAGATTTTGTAAAACAAATGAAACCATATACTTATAAGTGGGACAAAAGACATAAATATGTAAATTGGGCTGCTAACCCTGATACAGATTTAAATACTATTACACATGATGGAACTCATAAAGAAACACAATTAGATATTGGTTTTAAAGCACAAGATATAGAAGTTTTAGAAAAAGCAGCAGGTTATGATCAAGATAATAATACAAACTTAACTGTAAACTTATCAGAAGATGGAAAACAATATAGTATGAAGTATGAAAAACTTGTACCTATATTAGTTAAAGCAATACAAGAACTTGAGGCTAGGGTTGCTACCTTAGAAAGTTAATTAAAAGGAGAATAAAATGGCACAAACAGTAACAGAATGTTTAAAATCAGGAACTGATAGCGTAAACCTTATAAATGGTGTTAAAGCTGGAAGTTGGGATGTTGAAGGTATGACACAAACTGAAATAAATGAAATGGTACAAAGAAACGTAGATCATTTAGAAATTATTTTAGAATATGCACCTGTCGATAGTGATGATACAAAACCTAATGTAAAAGGAGCAGCAGATAGTAAAAAGACTACTCATGTTGCAGCTATTGCTACAGGTAAACAATACATCACTGATAATAGTTAGTTATGTCAAATAAAAAAGAAACTGTTGAAGTTGAGTTAACACCTCAACAGAAAAATATTCAAGCTCATATAACAAGCTTGACTAATAAAATAAATCAACATCAATTTGAAATTGACGAACTTATGCCAAGCTTGAATATGTATAAACAAGCTTTGGTAGAAAGTATGAAAGATCAAACTGATAAAATAAAAAAGGAGAGTAAAAATGATGACAATTAATATTTTAATATGGATCACCGCTATAATATCTATAGCATCTGTTATAGCTGCTATTACGCCAACACCTAAAGATGATCATTGGTTTAGTTATTTGTATAAAGTAATTGATTGGTGTGCATTAAATGTTTTAAAAGCTAAAGATAAAGGAGAGTAATATGAGTTTTTTTAAAAGATTGTGGGGTAATTTAACTAATACTGAAGAAGTAAAAGTTAGATCCCGTAATAAAAAAGGCCATTATGTAGCTGATGACAAATCAACACCTAATGTAAACGAAGCTTGGACTACTAAAAGAGTAAAGAAAACATCTAAAAAGTAATGGCTAAATCACCCGATGCGTTTGTTTATAACGCAACTTTAGAACGCATTGTTGATGGAGACACCTTTGATTGTTGTCTTGATCTTGGGTTTGATGTAAAGCTACATAAACAACGTGTTAGGTTAGCAGGAATAGATACACCAGAAAGTAGGACAAGAGATCTTGCAGAAAAAAAACTTGGTCTTGCAGCTAAATCAAGATTACAAGAACTTTGTATAGGTAGTATAAAAGTAAAATCATTAGGCAAAGGTAAATATGGTCGTATCTTAGGCATACCTTACACAGAAGACGGCAGAGATATATGTCAAGTGTTGATCAAAGAAGGCCATGCAGTTGAGTACAACGGAGGCAAAAAAACAAAAGTTTGGGGTGATTACTAATGGAGTCAGTGGTCACACTTATACAAGAGGTTGGATTTCCCATAGCAGCTGCTCTTGGTCTAGGGTGGTTTATTTATAAATTAATCATGCGTATTGTTGACGGTATGGAAACAAAATTAGATACCGTTGATGAAAAAGTAGAGGGTCAAATTGCAGCTATCGAAGAACGATTAGGCACTAAACTTGACTCGCAACATAGTATTTTAGTAGCATTAATAGACAGAATACGTAGTTTAGATAACGAAATCATAAGACAAGATACTCTTATAAAAACAATATTAGGAGTACCACAATTAATAGATAGTAATAAAATAGCTAAAGCAGATAGAGATGACCAACGAAAAGATTGAAATATATAAAGTAAAAAACAATATTTGGAGATATAGAATCGCAGGACTGCTTTGTGTCTTCTTTTTCCTTTTAATTTTAACTAATCCATTATGGGCAGATACAATCACTCATAAATTTAAAAACCCATCCTTTAGTGGTATTAATACTTCTTCACACTATTTAACAATAGAGAATCAAGAATTTAATCGTAAGATGTCTATTAAAGAAGAAATAAAAGCTATTCAAGAACAGTTAGAAAGAGATAAAGAAAACACAACACTAGCAAGGTTTATAAGAAATTTAGAATCAAGAATATACGCACAACTATCAAGACAGCTTGTAGAAAATTTATTTGGGGAGACACCAAGCACAGAGGGAACACTAACACTAGAGGGAAACACTATTCAATATAGTATTGAAGATGGCGTTATCACTCTGATTATTACGGATGAAAACGGCAATGTTACAGAAATACAGCTTCCTATTGGCGATTTTTCTTTCTAGTTGTAGTATTAATCCGATTGACGAAAATTTAAGACAAGGTAAATCTTTACCAAATATTTTACAAATACAGTCAAAAGATCTCTTAGAAGTAGCTGAACCAAAAATACCAATCGTTGTTGCCGTTTATCCAAACAGCTTTACAGATCAAACAGGTCAACGAAAAAGCAATAGTGAATTTGCTTTATTTTCTACAGCATTAACTCAGGCACCAGGTCATTTACTTATTAGAAGTTTAAAACATACGGCAAATGGTAAGTTTTTCAGAGTAGCTGAAAGAGTTGGACTTGATAATCTTACAAAAGAAAGACAGCTTATACGTTCTGCAAGAGAACAAAACGAAAGCACAGACGGCCCAAAACCTATTATGCCGTTGTTATTTGCAGGTGTTTTAATGGAGGGAGCAGTATTAGGTTATGATTCTAATATTAAAAGTGGTGGTATAGGTGCTCGATATTTGGGTATCAGTAGCAGTAAACAATATAGAATTGATAATATAACCGTGGCTTTAAGAATGGTATCCATAGCTACTGGTGAGGTTTTAATAGATGTTTTAGTTAGTAAACAAGTTTTTAGCTATGGTCAATCACAAGATGTTTTTAAGTTTATTGAAGCTGGTACGGAGCTAGTAGAAATAGAAATGGGTGATGCAGAAAATGAACCTACTACATTAGCTCTACAAAGAGCTATAGAGGAGGCAGTTTTGCAAATAGTAAAAATAGGTTATGATAAAGGTTTTTGGGAGAAAAAAAATGAATCAATTAAAATTGATAAGCCTGATTGTGACGCTGACTGCGTTGACAACATACGCGGCTGATAACGAAATATATGTAGATCAAAGTGGTGCTACTGCTAATATTGATCTTGAACAATTAGGTTCAGGTAACATTATTGGTGGTCTTAATTCTGTTGCAGGTACACTAACTGCATTAGATTTAGACGGTATTACTATGACACTAGATATAAACCAAATAGGTGATTCCAATAAATTTTTAGGTGATATATTGGGTGATACCATAACAGGATTCTTTGAATTTGATGGAGATAGTAATACCTTCACTATACAAGGCGATCCAACTAATACTTATGGTATTGACAGTTCAAACTATAATGTTGATGTTACAGGTAGCACAAACACCTTTACTTTAGATCATGGTACAAGTGCTTTAGCAGCAACACTTGATTTAGATTGGATTATACAAGGTGACGGAAATACCTTTGATTTTGATATAAATTATGATGGTGGAACAAGTTATGTAGACGTAGACGGTGATAGTAATACATTAAACTTTACTGGATCTGGTTATGCAGGTGGTTACTTTTACTTAGATCAAACTGGTAATAGCAGAACATTTAACATAACACAATCAAGCACATTAGATAATGACTGGCTTAAAATTATTTCTATCGGTAATAGTGGTACTGTTTGCGTCATTCAAAACGACCAAGGTACAAGCACAAGCTGTTGATATTGGAGACATATCTGAATTAAACGGCACAGCACAAATTGTCCGAGATAAGCCATATGAAGCAGACTTAAAGTTTGCTATTCAAAGCAATGATGAGGCCATTACCAAAAATGGAAGAATGGCTATTACCTTCCTTGATAAATCTATTGTAAAACTTACAGAGCATAGTCAACTTCTTATTGACGAATACATTTACGACCCTGATCCTAGTAAAGCAAAGATGGCACTTACCTTTGGTCTTGGCACAGCAAGGTTTATCACAGGTAATCTTAATCGTATAGACAAACAGAATATACAACTAAAAACACCCACAGCTAATATAGCGATACGTGGGACTGATTTTACGGCTACAGTTGATGAACTAGGGCGTAGCCTTATAATTTTGCTACCAGACGCTCTAGGGCTCTCTAGTGGCGAAATAGAGGTGGTTACAGCCACAGGAAGTGTTTTACTTAATAAACCTTATCAAGCTACTACTGTAGATGTATTTGAAAACGCACCCACTAAGCCTGTTATTTTAGATCTTACTTTAGACATCATAGATAATATGTTAATTGTAACGCCACCCAAAGAAGAACAATTAGATCAAGAACAAGCAACAACAACTAAAACAGTTAATTTATTAGATTTTAATGATCTTGATATAGATTATTTAGCTGAAGATTTGTTAGAAGAAAATAATTTAGAATTTACAGAACTAGATATTAATTATTTAGATGTAAACTTTTTAGAGGATTTACTTAATGTATTGGATGAACTAGCTGTCGAGAAAGATGAAGATCAACTTGCTTTAGCTACAGGAGTAAATATTACAGGCACGCTTATAGGTCAAGACACTAATACCCAAATAACAACTATAGTAACAGGACAAACAATTAGTTTGCGTAGAAATGTAAGCGAGTCTGTCCAAGTTGATTTAAACTCTGGTAATGGATATACCGTTATCTTAATACAAGATGGTGTTTCTAATATAGTTAAAATAAATGGAGGCGGAGATAGTGTAATCACTATCACTCAGAGTGATTAAATGAAAAGACTATTATTACCAATACTTATAATACTTTTAGCACCCGTAGTTTATCAATCAACACCATTACAAATATTAAAACTTAAAGTATTTGATAATTTTGTAACTACACCAAAGCCTAGTGGTAATTTTGTAATACTAAATATAACTGAAGATGATGTAGAAAGAGAGGGTGGTTGGCCAATACCAAGGCAAAGATTAGCAGAGATACAGCTAGATTTAATTAACAACGGAGCTATAGGTATTGGTTGGGTTGTAAGTTTTCCACAAGCAGATCGTATGGGTGGCGATAAAATATTTGCTGAAACTTTACAATTTGCACCATCAGTATTAGCTATGTTTGAAGATGGCAACGGTAATTATCCTTCATCACCAGGAACGGTAGTGCTTGGTGAAGATAATGGTGGTATGATAAGTTCGGGAGTGAAAGCAAACTATCCTCTCTTGTCAAGTAAAACAATACAAGGTTTAGCCGTAGCTCCCACAGACGTTGATCAATTAGTAAGAAGAATACCTCTTTTAGTTAAAACACCTAATAACGAATGGATACCTAGTTTTGGCACACAAATATATAAATCTTTATTAGGTGTAAAAACTTATATTATAAAAACTAATGATAATGGTATTGAAGAAATATCAATACAAGGAATACCACCTGTTAAAACAGATAGCTTAGGTCGTAAGTGGATAAGTTGGGTGGATACAGAGCAAACCAATCTTAAACAAATGTACGTAGCAGGTAAGTTTGTATTTGTAGGTGTAACAGCAAATGGAGTAATGCCACAAATTGCAACACCTGTTGGATTATTAGAACCACATAAAATACAAGCAGCATTAGCAGAATCAATTTTAATACAAGATAGTCCTTATATACCAGATTACGCACTAGCTGTCGAAATACTTTCATTAATAGTATTTGTTTCTTTAGTTTGGTTTGCTTTGCATTTATTAGGTATTACTTGGGGTATAGCTGTTGGAACAGCACTAATGATAATTACAGCTAGTGTAGGATATATACTTATACAAAAAGGATTATTAATAGATGTTTCTTGGACGTTAATATCAGAGTTCATAACAGGATCAATAGCTTTTTACTTAAGATTTAGGCAACAATACAAACTAAGACAACAGATCAAAAAACAGTTTGAGCATTATCTTGATCCAAGGCAAGTTAAAGAGTTACAAGATAATCCAGAATCCTTAGTATTAGGTGGTGAAAGAAGATATTGCACATTTTTATTCACAGATGTGCGTGGATTTACTGCTTTGTCTGAAAAATTAGAACCAGAAGAAGTAACAAAAATTATGAATAAAGTGCTTACCATACAAGCAGATACCGTTAAAGAATATGACGGTATGGTAGATAAGTATATTGGTGATGCCATGATGGCTATATTTAATGCACCCGTAGACGTGCCAGATCATGAAACCGCAGCTGTTCTTTGTGCAAAAGACATACAAAATAAGATTAAAATGGCTAATTTAGGAGTTGAAATAGGTGTTGGTATCAATACTGGATACGCTGTTGTAGGTAACATGGGTAGTGATACTAGGTTTGATTACTCAGCCATAGGTGATGCAGTAAACCTTGCTGCTAGGCTTGAAAGTTCAACTAAGGAAGTTGGAGAAGATATTGTTATAGGTTATGATACTATCAGTTCAAGTGCGTTTAGTGATCAAATAATGCTAAAAGAACTTGATAGTATTTTTGTTAAAGGCAAAGAAAAGCCAATTAAAATATATACATTACAAAATGGTTAATAAAAAAATGACAGTTAATGATCTAGCAGAGAGACTAACAAAGTTGGAAACCATATCACATGAACGTTGGAAAACTGCTTTTAATGAGTTTTCTGACATAAAAGAAGAAATAACCTATATTAATTCAACTATGAAAGCAGCAACGTTTGGAATGTTTGGTTTTCTTGGTGCTATTGGTATAGCAGTATTAACGAGTATATTAGTATGAAAGGATTATTAAAAAATATCGTGGGAGCTGTTGCTCCTACATTAGGATCAGCTATGGGTGGCCCGTTAGGTAATATGGCTATGAATAAAATTGCACAAGTGCTTGGGGTATCTAATGACCAAAAATCAATACAACAAGCTATGCAAAATGCAACACCAGAACAAATGTTAGAGCTTAAAAAAGCAGAACAAGAGTTTGAAGTACAAATGAAAGAGCTTGATGTAGATGTTTTTAAACTAGAAACACAAGACAAACAACACGCAAGAGGTTTGTTTAGTAAAGATTGGACTGCACGAATTATAGGATTATTTACTATTGGTGGATTTCTAGGTTATATATTTTTAGTCACCTTACAACCACCAGAACAAAACAGTGAAGCATTAATTAATTTAGTGCTTGGTTACCTAGGAGGACTAGCTAGTGCAATTATTTCGTTTTATTTCGGAGCATCTCATACCCCAGAAAAAGGAGACTAATATGGAAACATCACAAGAGGGATTGTCATTAATTAAAAAGTTTGAAGGTTGCGAACTTGAGTCTTACAAATGTGCAGCAGGTGTTTGGACTATAGGATATGGAAGCACTAATGGAGTAAAAGAGGGTATGAAAATATCTCCAGAAAGAGCAGATATGTTATTACTTGAAGATGTAGAAGTATTTGAAGAAACTATAAATAAACTTGTTGAAGTTCCATTAGAACAAAATCAATTTGATGCTTTGGTATCTTGGACATTTAATCTTGGATCAACTAATTTAAAAAACTCTACTTTATTAAAAGTATTAAACGATAAAGATTACGATGGAGTTCCTGCACAAATTAAACGTTGGAACAAAGCAGGCGGTAAAGTTTTACAAGGTTTAATAAGAAGGAGAGAAGCAGAAGCCTTATTATTTGAAGGCAAAGAATGGCATGAGGTATAACCGTGCCATTAACTAAATTACAATTTAATCCAGGCATCAACAAAGAGATGACTGA